CATAATAATTTGTCTTTGTTTTTCCAATCCTGATAGTTCCTTCTCCGTCTATTATTCCGGCCACATAAGCATACAAAGTCGCTTCCCTCTGATTGTCTTGCTTTTTCATAAGAATATAATAAATTATTATATTCTTATTGTATCACCTCTACGGTGATTATGCAAGAGTTCCCAGTTGTCAAATAGTTGACATTAGAAATGATTTGAATACGGCAATTATATTTTTACCGTATTGCGCGACAGTCGCGGTGATGTCGGTTACTGAAAGCTGACTGCCAGCAGGAGTTATACCTTCCTGCAATGGGGTAGTAGCAGCAGTTAAGTTGCCATATCTGCGAAATTTAATGGTTTTTGTGCCACTATTTTTCGGTATGTCCCTTATCTGCGCCCAGCGTAAGTGAGTTAACAATGGCATCACTCTTTCAAGCAGGGTTCTGTCATAAAAGTTATTCACTTCTGCCGGGATTTGTGTCCGTGTAGTATTCGGCATTGTAGTAAAAATTATTTAAGTTAATTATTATTGACCTATTAGAGTGAGAGATTTGGCTAAACGACCTTATAGACGGCCGGACTGCCTTATTCTCTCTTTTTTTGCTTCAAACTCCTCTTTTGACAACTCCCAGTCGCTTCTTCCCTCGCCTTCGCCAGCTCTATTAGAGCCGCCTCCAGTTTGAGTTTGCTTTGCCTTCTCATCGGCTTTTGCCTTGCGGTCTGCGCCGATTTTAAGAAGTTGGTCGCCGGCTACCTCGTAAAAGATAGATTTAATCGGCAACTGCCTTCTCGAAGGGTGTTGCATAAAGCGTCTGGCTTTGGCTTCAAACGGCTTGAAATCAGGATTGAGTGTCAGAAACTCTTTGATTTCCTGCTCGTCCTCTGCCCGCAATGTCTTTTCAAGGACTGGTTGAAGCATTGGCGCGACAACTTTTTTAATTAAAGCTTCGTCCTCTGGCGCAATTTCGTCCTCTTCGCTTTCATTATTTTCTTCAAAAATAATATCGCTGGCTTTTGCCTGCCTTGACAATTTGCGTTGTTGACGCTGAATAATGAAATCTTGCGGAGAGAGTCGTTTGCGTATCTCGGGTTCAGCTCCGTCGTCGCTTCCTTGTTGAGTATCTTTTGGAGGGACTTTGGCGTTTTTATCCTGACCTTTTGAGGTTTCTTTATTATCGCCTTCCCCCTTATCTTGGCCGCCACCGGCGTCATCATTTCCGGTATCGGTTGCCACTGATATTTTCTCGGTGTCAGTCCCCTGACCCTCGCCAGCATCAGTTTGCTGGTTTTTCTCGCCTTCACCGTTATCAGTTTCCTGATCGGCAGTGTTGGCGGACTGATCTATTTTTTGATCATCAAGCATAATTTTTTTGATTACACGCCTTCTTTGGCAATGCCGAAAACCAAATATGGCGGATCACGCTTGCGCGTGCCTCGCGCGACTGACTAAATCGCGCGGCAGAGCTTGTTGCGAAGCTCAATGAAACCGACTACTTGCGCCATACAACCAACAACGAGCCAAAGCCAGTTTAAGGTTAATGGTCTGTAAGTAGGAAATTCGCCAAAGTCCCTCACAGATAATCGGTTTCAGTGAACCTCGCAATTTGCGCTGCGCAAATGTTCACTACAAGGACATTTTATTAAATTGTTAAAGTGCTTCCCTACTTCCCTTTGTCATCTGCTGACGGCGCTAATCTTGCCCGGTCAATTGCGTCTTTTGTCTTAAAATATGGGTCATATTCAATCGGAATTTCGCCGATTTCTTTTATCACATTGCTATAATTCTGCGGCGTATCTCTTAATTCAATGTTTAGCAATCTCTTAATGCGGCAAATCTCAATTTCCTCTTCTGTCAATGGCTGTTTAGTTGACGGGTCAATCTTGTCCAAAATGGCAGTTTCAAGATATTTTATATTGTCATTTAGGATTTTGACCATTATCGCCCAGCCCTCTGTCGCTGACATTGACTTCAAAGCAGCAATAACCGACTGCGTTTCTGTTTGCAACTGCGGTTGTGGCACTTCTACCGTCATTACTTTCATTACTTTTGTTCCTTCAATTTTTGTTGTTTTTTTATTTGCCATAAATTTATTCTCCAACTGGTATTGGCTTGCCTCCTGCTGGTATTGCCGCGCCGCCAGCTGGCATAAAACTGACGCCCGGTGATTTTATTGGCGCGACTTGTGTCGGATTTTCTGGACGTTGTTTTGCCAAATCAAATTCAGGCTTTACTCTCTTTAACATCATTGCCCTTTTATGAGCTTCAATATGAGCAAACTTTGCCGACGTGTCAGCCGCCTTATTGTGGACTTCCATATGCACAAAATCATCGTCTGCAACTTCAACCGGCGTTAGAGTGTTTTTATCCAATAAATCGTTTTCGGTTTCAGCTTTCATTTCGTCAACATTCGGCGGCAAAACCTGCTCCACTTCCTCTTTGGTAAAGCCGGATAAGCGCCCTATTTTTCTCAAAGCAAACCTGACATTGCTGTTTTGTGGATCAGTGGCAATGACGTCTTTGATAAATAATCTGTATTTCTGCAAGTCGTTTATTTTTTTCGCCTCTGAAATTACCTTGCTTTCAATCTTTACATCTGGATCAGTGTTGGCAATTATATTCTCACGAGTAAGCGCTCGCCATTTTGAACCCATTGCGCCGACAATCCTGATAACTTTCTCATCAATATCTTTTTCAAAATGCTCTTTATAGAGAGAATACCAAGATTTCCAAAACCTTTTTTCGGACCAACCGAATATCTTGGCTGATAATGAGTATCTTGTGTCCACTTTGGCTGAAATCAAATTTGTTTCTGTCGCTGTCCTTTTTTCCTCTGACTGGACGCCCTGCTGAATATCCGGAGTGGCAGTTGCCCTTTGCGCGGCAGTGTCTAATAATTCCAAAATCCACTGGACTTCCTGCTTTACCGTCTGCCTCTCAACCGGCACAATGGCATTTGCTGGATTTCCGTCAACCGGAATATGCTTATTAAAATCTACATTAAGATTGCCTCTATTTTTAATGAGGTTTGTGTTGTAAAGATATGTCGGGTGAAGACCCAGTTTAATGCCAGCTAACCCCAAATTTTGAACAATTGACCTTGCTCTTTGTTTATCTTCAACTAAATCAGGGATAGACACGCCGTCCCAATCGTGCGAAATAGGATAAATCTGTCTGTCTATGATTGGAAATAAATCTTTTCCAATCTCTGTATAACGGATTACCTTCTTTCTGTTGTTAGCCAACGCAACAATAATTTTTTTACCCTTCCAATGAGTGAACCACTCCAAAACCCTGTAAGTGGCGTTGTCGCCTGTTAATTTGTCAAACTTTGAGCAATCGCCCAAACCCTGCGCATCACGCCTTGCCTGCGCGTTAGCGTCAATCAACGAACGAATATCGTTTGATGTATCAGGTTTAATGTCTTGGTAATTAAAATATATGCCGGCATTTTCTAAATCCAATTTGCTTAACTGGATTTCCCTGCCGCCGAATTTCATTGCTCCCCTGCCTTTGCGGTCGCCATTTACCGATATTGCTCGCGGATCACGAAGCCAAGTCATAGGATCAATTACTTCCGGTGCTGGACATTTTAGCTTGCGGTCAAACTCAAAGTTAAGCAGTAATCCGCGTCCGAAAAATGAAGCGTCCCAATCCCACTCGTAATCTATCACATCTTTTTCCATTTCGTCGTAATCGTATTCCGCCATTGCGTTCAAGTTTTCTGCTGTTTCCTCATCGCCAGCTTCTCTGCCTAAAAAATCCACCCCCAGCCGGTCGCTATAAAGCGAAGCCAGCACGGTTTGGTGGATAGTAAAAAGCAAAGGATCGCCGATTGTTTCCTTGTCGCGTTTTTGGTTGTTATAAAGTTTTAATCTTACAGCCCATTCGTCAAGTTTGGGCTTCATAAACCACCACGCGAGAGTATATTCTGCTTCAACTTGCTTGATTAAAGATGAAAAATCTCTTTTTTCTAATTTATTAGCTTCTTTTGAAAAATCATTTTGTTGAAGTTCTTGTATTTGTTCTGATGTTTCTTTTTCTATGTTTGGCATAGCTGGTGAGCGGCGAATTTCCAGTTATGCAATTTTTGATTTTGAACGATTTAATTTCTTATACTTCTTGACTTCACCCGGAAAAGATTTGCCGCCGATAAAACAAAATAGTATTTATTTCTTTATTATATCACCCTTTTTATCTAAAATATAGTCAATCGTGGTTTCCGCCATTTTGCGCAACTGGTGGATTATCTTGCCCTGTTGCTGTTGACTGTATTCCGACTTTTCAATTCTTAACCAATAAAGCAAACGATTGATGAAGGTCGGAATGATTGAAATGTGCGCAGTGTAAATTTGATTTTCAATCACAATCAGATATTCAAAACAATGTTCAAAATTCCTGTAATAAATTGGACAATCACGATATTTTTCAGGTTTAAAGGTATAAATTCTCATCTTTAATTATATTATAAGCTAAAAAATAGTCAAATGTTTATCGTGATAGACTTTTGGGAAATGGGTCGTAATCTGGATCTTCGGCAATCCCTGAATTGCCGGGTGTCGGCATAGGATAAAACTGTGGCTCTTGGATTAAAATGCGCCCGATGTTTTCAATCATATGGTCGTCCTTGTCAATCGTCTTTTCTTTTTGGTCTTTTTTCTCGGCAATTTTTCCCTGCCACTCGTCCCAACGCAAATGCTCAAATTCGTAAATAGTTCTTGGACAAGTGTCAAAAACATAAAGTTCAGGATATTTAATAAATTCCTCTCCGCCTTCAATGTTAATTTTTTGATAAGCCAAAGCGTCCTCAATCCGTTTATCTGAAACCGCCCTTATTTTGGTTGCTTCAAGATAAGAAAGCCCGTAATGAGCCAGTTTTGCCGCTAAACTTTGCTCTGTGTGCTGATCCTCCACAAAAGCTCCCGGCTCTAACAGCATTCGTTCAATCCGATAAAGCTCGTTTTTCTTTTTAATTCTTTGAGCCAATTCCTCTGTTCCGCCAACGCATTTTTCCCAAAGCTCGTCAACAACAAATTTCCTGCCTTTCTCATCAACTGCAATCCAGGTGCCGGCATCATTAACTCGTGGGTGCGTATCAAGCGCGTGATAGACGCAGAAACGTCTTGGGTCAACCTCAAACGGTCTTATAACGTGGACATTGCGCGAAAATGCCTTAAATCTTAATCCGATTAAATGCTGAAATTTCCCATAAATACGCGCTTGTTTTTCTTCCTCTGTGTATTCAGCAATCATTCTTTCAATCTGTGAATGTTCCAAATGTCCCCTAATGCCGTGTTGTTTGCAGGATGACTCCACGTCAGCTTCAACATAAACCCTTTGTCCTTTCGCAGCCAGTTCCTTGTCAGGATTAGCGATAATATGATCATACAGCCAAGCCGCATACAACGGCGTTTCTGATATAAAGATTATACCGCCCTTTCTCAAACGAGCCACAGTTGCCTTAAAAATTGGCTCTGGGGCCGGCTCATCGAACCATACCCAGCCGATTGTCGCGCTCTCAAATTCCTTAACATCTTGCTCATAAGACATAATATCAAACTCAAACCCGGTATCGGTAGTCCATACGCTATCGTAATGCTTGCCTGCCTTGTTAGTTGTATATCTGCCTTCTGGAAACCATTCTTTTAGCGTAGGGATAAGGTTTTTTTCAATGTTTGTCGGGTCAGAAATAATCCTGCCTCGCTTTGGAAATGGAAAATCTTTGAAAAGTGGCAAATCAAAATATGGATTTTCGCTGTCTTTTCCCCAAAGGATATGCGCGACAATGTTTGCCGATGTAGTAGTTTTTCCAACGCCATTGGCAGCAGAAAAAAGAATAATAAAGTTTTCACCGCTTCCAACTTTCTTAATAAACTCCTCACATTTTCCATTAGGAACGAAATAGCGGTATTTCTTGTGCTTTAATCTTGATACCTTTTGTTCTTTTACCGCGCGCAGTTTGCTCAAAACAATTTCTTTGTCCGTCGTGCCGCATAGATCAATAATTCGTTGCGTAATCGGGTCAATCTTTTTTGGCATAATCTTTGGTTTTAGAAGTATTGGTGATGTTTTCTTTTGCTCTTTCCAATCCTAAACCCTCTGCTGGTTCAAGCGAAGTGCCGGCTTTTGATCGCTCTTTGCCTATTAACTCCCACCATTTGACCGGTGTTTCAGTTTCAAAATAAATGTTCCTGCCTTGCATATGGTCGTATTCGTGCTGAAATATCTCGCTGGCAATTCCTGTAAGTTGTCTTTCAATGGTTTTTAAGCCATACCATTTTGGGATTTGATACCTAACTTTAATTAAATCGTATCGTTTTACCATCTTTGGCGACCGGAATGGAAAACTCATACACGGCTCTTGATATTCAATTTCGTTAATCGTATTCATTGTCGAATCAGCTCCAATATCCTTTTCTGCTGGCGCTTCAATAATTTTAGGATTGATAATGACAAAATGCTCAAACATTTTTTCAGCCAAAACATCTTTTGAAACAACAAAAAACGCCATTGGCGTTTCGCTTACTTGGCAATGCGCTATGGCAAATGGCTTATTCCAATTTCCATTGAAGGGACCGGTATGAATAAATCTGATTAACTCTTCTGCCTCTTTTTTTATTTCCCTATAAGAATTAACCGGCTTGGAAATCTTATAATGACATTTTATTATTTCCATAAAGTTTTATTTTACTTTTTTAACAAAAAATCTGTCAGCATTTTCTCCATCTCGGCAAGCTCTTTGTCGCTGATGTCATCAAATTCGTGTTCTACCTTCAATTTCTCTGGCGCGTATTCTCCTTTCAATTTGTAAAACATATCAATCGCCTTATTCTTTGCGCTCAAATCAGCAAACTGATTAAGCGTGAATAAATGCTGTTTCTTTACATTCTCGTCGCAAAAACCGCGTTCTTCTAACTTTGAATCAATATAAGCGATGATGTTAGGTTTGGTTAGGTATTCCGAAGCCAACGCCGCCGCCACTTTTGCGTTCTTGCATTCATACACTGACAATGCCGCTTCCATCCCGTTTCCCTTAAAATCCAAATATCTTTCGCAAAATTCCATTTCTTTTATAGTCATACGATAAAACTTTCCGTCATTTGCTTTGAATGTAAATACTCCTCTTTTATTTTCTGTCTTTATTTTTTCTTTCTTCATTTTTTAATTCTTTTATAACCCTTTTATTATTTCTAAAAAATTTATTAAAAAAAATATCAAAAGACCTGCTCCAACCCCAAAACCGATAATATCTATTATAAAAATATCTTTATTTTTTTATATATTTATTCTTCTTGTTTTTCCATAGTTTTTCTCTTTTATTTTCTCCAAACGATACAAGGATATGATGTATATGACGTAGATGTGTTTTCAAGAAATTTAATCTTTCCGCACTTATCGCATATCCAGCACCCACTTTGCCCCGAAGTTGTATAATATGGACAAAAAATCCAATGATGATTGCATTCCTGTTCTTTAAATAACTCTTTGTTTCTTTTATCAAAGTCTTCTTTGTTTTTCTCTTTTAACAAATCTTCAATAAAAGCAATGGCAAAATTTAACTCGCCCTTGCTTCCCTTGAAATGAATGCCAAATTCTTCTTTGAATTGTTGCTTCCAGTCTTTATTTTCTTTTTTCATATTTTTTTATTTTATCTTTTATTGTGAAATACTTTTCTGCTTCTAACCTAATATTTTCTTTATCTTTCTTTACTTCCTCTGTTGTAAATCCAAGTATTCTGTATGCTTCTGATACGATAAACCAATCTTTATCTCTCTTTGCTTCTTCTGTAAATCCTAACGTTTTATATGCCTCTAACCTAATAAACCAATCTTTATCTTTCTTTGCTTCCTCTGTAAATCCAAGTTTTCTGTATGCTGCTAATCTGATATATTCATCTTCGTCTTTCTTTGCTTCTTCTGTAAAACCTAAAATTCTATAAGCCGCTAATCTTACACATTGATTTTCATCTTTCTTTGCTTCCTCTGGAAATAAAGATATAGAAACAAGTTTTTCTTCAGTGGACAAATCACTATAATTTATGTTTGTTTTCTCCATATTTTTTATAGGAAAGGTAATCTTTCCACACTTATCGCATATCCAACACCCACTTTGTGCCAAAGATGAATTATAGTATGGATAAAAAACCCAATGATGGTCGCATTCGTATTCTTCAAACAACTCTTTATTTTTTTTATCAAAGTCTTCTTTGTTTTTTTCTTTCAACAAATCTTCAATAAAAGCAATGGCAAATTGTAATTCGCCTTTGCTCCCTTTGAAATGAATGCCAAATTCTTCTTTGAATTGTTGCTTCCAGTCTTTATTTTCTTTTTTCATATTTTTTTATTTTATCTTTTATTGTGAAATACTTTTCTGCT